GGGGCATCATCGGGGATGCGTTTACGCAGTAGCTCAACCATGCCTTCCCGCCACATAATATTATCTTTATTATATGCGGCAATCCTGTTCGCATGGGATTTAGTTACACTTGGGTATCTATAGTTCCCCTTCATAGCATAACAGTTCTCACACACTGATCCCTCTAGTTTGATCAATGTGCCGCCAGTTATACATAGATCAGCAGAGATACCCCATGAATAACCCGGCATTTTACTAGGCTTGCCTAGATCAGAGCCTATATTCTCTTTGAGTAGTTTCAGAGTTGTCATCTGTCTTATCCTTTATTAGCTTCCAGCTATATAAATGACAAAGAAAGCAAAGCTTAGAGCCACAACAAGCATCCAGATATCTAGAAAAGTCATTCGTTTTTCTCCATGAAAGACGGGGTTCCAGAATATAATCCGGAACCCCATTGATTGTCACGCTGCGATTAGTTCAGACCATGCGTCTGAGTTTAGCCAAGAAGTAACCTTGTCGCTACGTCGAGACAATCGTTCTTGGTCGTTGTCCTGATCTTTGGACATCTTGTTAAGCGGGAAAATCTCACTGTCATGAGATGCGTAGAATGTCATGGCCGAATACATTGCCCAAACATTGTTGCCCCGGACAAATGTCTCGTTTTCGTATTGCCTGATTAAATTATCACCCATAAGCGAGTAAGGTTTAGTGGTGATAAACTTCGGATCATTGCTATTCTTTTTCGTCGTCGGGAATAAAGTTGATACAAAGTTATGGACAGCGGAGTCAGTAAGAGACTTAGACGCCCACTTCTGGTATAAGTCCATCTTGTCCGTATATTGTTCTAGGGCCTTTACGAAGATACCTTCGAAACTCGGAATAGGGGCGTGCCCCTTGTGGGTTTTCTTAAACACATCATACTGGCCATGGATCATTCCGTTAGTGCAATGGTAGTCTATCGAACCTAGCAGAACCCTGACTGATCCTGAACCATCAAATGAGTTCTCCTCGATGATGCGGAAACCCACATCTGTCTTGTGTGTCCTCGTTTCGATAGACCTAGAGATTTCAGGAAATCGGATTTCTCTATAAGTCTTGGCGTAATTCCTAACTTGGCTGTCAATAACTTCCATCGTAGCAATAGCTTTGTCACTCATAGATGACTCTATAGCTTGATACATGTTATCAAAAAGTTCTTCATTGGAGATTACCCTATAACTCCGACCGACAACGCCTAGTACATGGCCATTTGGATGTACGAGTGCCTTGTGATTAGGGCAGACATCGCCGGTTGAGGTATAAAGTTCGGTTTCAATAGGCTCAAATTCTAAATCAATGTACGACATTTTCATTCTCCATCTTTTCATTTTGTTCAAACCATATTGTGGCGTGTGCCCTGCCCCATTTCTCTATAAATTCTTTTAGGGTCAGCACACATGCATCATCTTCCATACTCATTAGCCAAGCCTTTACTCTCCCCATCTCATCTAGCCCTTACATGATCTTCGCCGAATAACTTGGCGACATCAGCAGGATGGCCATAGAACGACCAAGTATCTTGGTCAGACGAGCCCTTCCAATCCCATATTCCTACAGGATTTTCATCAACAAAGAGCCGCCATGAATAGCCGTTTTTAACCTTGTCAGGGTCATCCTTACTATTAGGATCGCCCAATAGCTCTACCATATCGGTAACCGTAACATCTACAAGCTCACCTGTTTTGTAGGTTAAACCTTGCCAGTCTTGCATAATGATAGACAGAATGGTGTTTGTCTTAGGTTTATCAACGCTCATCTGTGTTTTCCAATACATGTTTTTCATAGGCTTCTCCTCTTCATAGTAGGTGTGCATATCATTGATAAATGTACTGGCCTCATCTTCGTCATAAGGCGCTGCGGATACCGTTTCAATATACTCTTTCACCCATGTCTCCGTCATAATGAATTCTCCAAAGGGATGATGGCTCTATACTCGGGATAATCCCGTTCCACATCATCGACATTCTCGTAGAGATCAGTGACTGTATACATGCCACCCTCCCCATGTCCGCCGCATTCCCTGCATTTGAGAACCTCTTCAACAATATACGGACCATTCTGATCTATGTCGCCGCCTATAATTATTTCCTCCCCGGTTCCATCACATGATTCACAATTAAAGATGATCCTAAATTTCATGACGATTCCTCACTTTTTCTAATGACAGAGGTAAGAAAGGCTTTCTCACGTTCTTTATATAACATGTCTTTGTGGAAAGCGATAATATTGGCTAACTTCAATGCTTCGTCGAAATCAGTACAAAAAACTTCTGTATCGTCTTTCCGTACATAATAGCCTTCCTCCCTGTTTTGGATGTTAAAAAGGGAGGTTATCCGAATGCCATTAACATACGTATATGCTGCCATGATCTAATCTCCATATGTACAAGGGGTTGAACCGGAACTGATCCAACCCTGACGCAAAAACTCGCCGGTGTCAACGCCGCAAAAACCCGCAGGATTCCGCCGTTTTTTGGCCCGGTGTGGCCGAAATGTCACAGTCAAGCGGAAACTTTTTTGGCCGATTTCTGGGCCTATACGGGTATTGCCTCTTATTAACCTATTATAATTTTGGATAAGTAAAGTGATCACTTACTTTATGACTGTGTTTGATCATGGGTTTTAATGGGATTTTATGGGATGAATTGGGGGTTTTAATTCCTCTTAGAAAGATATTTATATAAACCAAGAGTTAACCCTCTTGTTCCGGCTTTCTCCCGGTCATCACAGGGCGACCCCTAGTCATCACAGGGCGACCCCTGTTTGTTCTCATAGGTATATTCCCTGTTTGTTCCCGGATTGTTCCCATAAGCTTGTTCATCATTTGTTCACGTAATGTTCTCATAAGCTTGTTCATGGTTTGTTCCGGGTTTGTTCACGTTTTGTTCTGGTTTTGTTCACGTTTTGTTCCGGGAATTGTATCGTTGGCATGTTCATTCGTTAGCCCTCGCCCGCCCGCACGCCCGTATTCTATTTATATATATATATACTAGAAGAACAAAGGAAGAACAGACCTAGAGAACAAACCGAGAACAAACCTAAGAGAACAAACCGGGAACAAACCGGGAACAAACCTAGAGGAACAAATGGTGAACAAATGGGGAACAAACCTAGAGGAACAAAAGGTGAACGAGGTAGTTGCAAAAATGTCACAGTCAAGAGAATTAGCCATGCATTTGACGCATACCAGCCATGCAAAAAAAACATTCGGAGGTGGATCCGGATCGAGTATACTAGCCGGACCGGACGTAATCAGGCGACCGGGAAACAGGAGGTCTAACAATGACCAAGAATGTGCAGATTGTTTTGGATGTTCCTCTGGATAGTTTCATCGAAGGCGATCCCCTCGAAGAAAAGTACAAGAAAGGGGATATCCTGGATGGGAAGTGGATCAACATCCGGGGAGCCGTCAAAGGCGAGATCATCGGGTTGCCGAAAGGCACCGATGTACGGGTGTCCATCGGCTACCAGCAGAAACTCGTGATCAAGCATGTGACTGCGAAGAAAGACCGACCAACCAAGGCACCGGCTAAGGAAGCCGCACCAGTCAAGCTCGCTTTCGTCAAGTAGCCTCACCCAAGGGTCAGCCCGGATGCCTCACGGTGTCCGGGCGAGACCTTACCTATGGGTTGCGAATGATTCTTAGTTGCATTCTCAATGCGAATGATTCTCATTAGCAAGTTCATTAGCATGTTCATTTAGTCTGTAAGACTAATATATAAAAGAGAGGAGCCCCGGATTTCTCCGAGGCCCCGTTGTTTATGCTCTAATCATTTCGATGTAGACCAGTAGTCCCGCTGCCCACAGCATCACGCAGATGCTGCCAACGTGATTCGATATCTTATCCTTGTACATCTTCGTTCTCCTCGGTGGTGGGTGGGGCTCCAGATCTCTCCGGAGCCCCGTGGTTTATCTACTATAGGCAGATCTCGACCATAAAGAACCACACTATGTACAGAAACATAAAGGCATACCCGACTACCATTGCCCAAAGGACAAGGTTATCTATGATTTTCCATTTCTTTGTACTCATTATTCTGGTTCTCCTCGGTGATAGGTGGGGCTCCAGATCTCTCCGGAGCCCCGTGGTTATCAGCTTTCGACTGTGACTGTGAAAGTCAAGTCGGTTACGGTCTCCTCGATCATGTCTTTGATCTCTCCTTCGTAATCACTTATATCAAAACCATGCTCATACGAAGCTAGGGCTTCTTGCACCATCAAGCTGACCCGCAGCTCGAGCTTCTCAGTGATATTCTCGACACGCTCGTCGATGATGGCGTGCAGCAGGTCAACCAATTTATCGCCTTCTGAGTAATGCATCGTTTTTCACTCCGTTGGTCGGACCCTGATTGATCCGATGTCCACAGCGAACCACAGCGGAAGACCGAGGTCAACAGGAAAATCGACTACCTGGTAGACATTTGCATGCTATTTTTGCATAGCAGGTATGCGTCAAACGCATGGTCCGGTGATCCTGCCATGGCACCAGCGGTCGTGACCTTGATAATAAGAATGATTCTCATCGTTTGCCTTTTGTTCTTCTGGGAACATTTGGAAAGCAATTGCTTTACTAATTCCCGGAGGGGGAGGGGAAAAACCGGGCGGCGCTTATCATAGTAAATATAACACCCCTTGAAAATTACCAGAAAACAGACTTGGTATATCTGAAAATACCCCCTTATTTTTTATTTAGGGTACCCATACCCCCTATAAAATTTTCAAGGTTCAGACCCTGATGTTATTATCAATATATGCAGGGGAGGGGTCTAGATGGAGCTTTTGGAATACATTGGAACATTGTGGCCTGTAGGGTTGTCTTTCATAACCCTTGTGATTGTTCTTGCAAAGATGCATTCCGAGATTGATATCTTGAAAGAAAAAGTAAAGACATTATTTGATTTATTCAATGACCTCCGAAACAACAAGTCCGATAAATAATAAGCGTAAGACCCCCAAGGGTAGGGCCAAGGTAGCCGTTGATCCAGACAGCAGGCCACTCCAGCTTGAATTCAAGTCTTTAACCACGCAAGAAATCCGGGATTTAATCAAGTATATCTCCCAGACCATGCATGGGCATCCGAGTGATCCAAAGGGTCACTGTCCCCGTCTCCTTGGCAGACTGAGGAAAGAATACTACTATCGGATGGGCCATGGTGGTACAACTGTCTCAGAGAAATACCCACAAACTTTTACCCCACTTGGTCCAAAGACTAAACGGGATATCAAACGACATGATGATAAACTCATGAATCAGACGTTCAATCCAAGATCACCCGGTTATACTGGCGGTCCCAATAAGAATAATATCCTTACTGAACCCCGGAAGCCGAAGCTTAACAAGGATGGTTCCTACTCAGACCCGGTAAGGACCAAGCTATCCAACGGACTCACCATGCGTGAGGAGAAGTATTGTATTGAGTTTGTCTCCACGGCGGATCCTCTTGAAGCTTGGATACGGGCAGGGTATGATATTAGTTATCCAAGGTGGGAAAACCATGCGGCAGTCTGGAAGGATCGCCCGCATATAAGTAGACGAATCCTTGAACTTATAGATGAGGCAAAAGAAAAAATGGCATGGGATGCTGAGAAAGTACTAGACAGATTTGATGAGATCTACAAGAATTCCCTTGCGGAACAAGATTTCACGAATGCAACCCGGAGCATGGAGAATATTGCCAAGCATCTTGGTATGTACGTTGAAAGAACAGAGCAACGCATTGGAAGTCTTGACGGGATGAAGACCGATGATATTGATGGTGACATTGATAAGCTTGCAAATGTTGTGGGGCTTAAAGTTGTCAATGGTGGAAAAACATAGCCGGGTGTAATATTTATGATAATCTCTGATGATTCAGATACTCCTTTTGATTTCACAGACAGCCTTTCCGTAGAAGAGTTCAATGATGCTTTTGGTTTCAGAGATATAAGTCAATGTAATAGTGAACAAGATATAAATATTCTATCAGATGAGGGAATGCTTTTGATGAGCAATGTTTTTCTCTCTGTCAATGCAACGAAAGAAGTCTTTGCATTATCCAAGGTTTTACAGAATAGATCTCCAGAATATGATACAGCACGAGGTCTTATCTATGATACGTTTTTAACATTACTAACATTACATACAGAACTTATGAGAATATTCCATGAAAGTTCTCCAGACAGATCCAAGTTAAACTAGGGGAACTTTGGACCATATACAGGGTAGGGGGATAACGAATATGGAAACAGAGTTTAAATTCGAGGAATGTCTTCTTCATAGAAAAGAACCCAAAGAAAAACCTAAAACGACTAGGGATAACATGAAGTCACATGTATGTGTCTGTGAAGGAAATGGTTGTATCATGGCCCAAGTAGAAAAAGAAACGAAATAGTCTTAACCTAACGATGTCCACAAATGAAAAAGAAAAACTAAGGGAGGCACTCCTTGAGAAGATGGTGTCTCAATCACGGAGTGATTTCTATACGTTTACCAAGGCTATAGCCCCAATCCTTGTCCCTGACTTTGTAGTCGGGAGGCATATCGAGGTTATCTGTGACACCCTCCAGAAAGTATCAGAGGGGGAGATCAAGAGACAGATGGTCTTCCTCCCACCTCGTTCATCCAAGTCACTCCTCTGCTCCAAGATATTTCCGGCATGGCACATGGGTCTACACCCGTCCAACCAGATTCTTTGTGTCTCCCACTCGGATCAGCTTGCCACGGACTTTGGTCGGTCAGTCAGGGATATTGTCAATAATGAATTATTCTCGGTTGTCTTCCCAAATGTCTCNCTCAGGAAGGATGTCCGGGCTGCGGGTAAATGGGAGACAAAGCAGGGNGGTGTCTATGTAGCAGCCGGTGTGAGATCCCAGATTGCCGGTCGTGGTGCCCATGTGGCCATCCTTGATGATGTCATGTCTGAAGAAGATGCTTTCTCAGAGGCAGGCCGGAGGTATATCAAGGAGTGGTATCCGGCTGGTCTGAGGACCAGAATTATGCCTAATGGGGGGATTATCATCATCAACACCCGGTATCACGAGGATGATATCTGNGGGTGGCTCCTCAGAAATTCCGAGGAGGATGACTGGAATGTTCTCAAGATCCCCGCATGGATTGATGAGGAATCCTCCTCCATCNTGAATCTCCCTGTCGGTTCATCCTATTTCCCAGAGTGGAAACCTACCGAAGTCTTAAAGAAAGACGAGATTGAAATCAAGAAGTATAACGGGGCCAGATATTGGGAATCCCTGTATATGCAGAACCCGGTACCTGCCGAGGGCGGCATCCTGAAGAAAGACTGGTTTATCGAATGGGATCATGATGAACCACCCGATTGTGATTTTGTCATACAGACCCTTGATACTGCGTTCTCCACCCGGAGTACAGCAGATAATTCTGTGATCCAGACATGGGGAATCTTTGCCACCATGGAGGTTGATTCCGCAGGGGAGGAGCATATCGTCGGTAACCTCATTCTCCTGAGTAATATCGTGGGTAAATTTGAATACCCAGAACTCAGGATGATGGCCCAAGAAATGTATGAAGAACATTCACCTGATGTTGTCATCATTGAAAAGAAAGCATCAGGACAGAGCCTCATCCAAGACATGAGGAGGGCAGGTCTGCCAATCAGGGAATACACCCCGGACAGGGACAAGGTGAGCCGGGTGAATGCCGTGTCACCCCTTGTGGAAAGCGGGAGAATCTGGTTACCAAAAGAGAAACCATGGAGTGAGAGTCTCATTTTAGAATCCACATCATTCCCGAATGCAGCCCATGATGACCAAGTAGATGCCATGGTTATGGCCATACACTACATGCGTGAATCTTGGAGACTTGAACATCCGTATGATTCGTCCTATAATCAAGACACTGATAACAAGTTTTATACTAAAAGTAAAAAGACTTACTGGAATTCAGTAGCAGCTTAACCCAATATTGGAAAACATGAACAATGGCACTCCCGGAAACAGAATTTAACATTCTTGATTTTATCCTCCCTGAAGGAGCGGATGAAGCTCAGATTTTTGAGCCAATCCCTGAGATTGGATTCTACGATAATCTGGCTGAAGATTTTCTCTCAGAAGAAGAGGTTGAGCGTATTGGATCTATGGTCGTTGATTCATATGAAGCCGACAAAGATTCACGGGCTGAATGGGAGAGTATGTTTGAAAAAGGCTTCGAGCTTCTTGGTCTAAAATTGACTACGGCTTCTGAGCCATTCGAAGGTGCCTGTACAGCAGTTCATCCCCTCCTGATTGAGAGTGCTGTCAAGTTTCAATCAAAAGCTTCAGAGGAATTGTTCCCACCACAGGGTCCAGTAAAAGCCCAGATTGTGGGTATTCCCTCTCAAGAGAGTGAAGAGCAGTCATACCGAGTCCAAACATTTATGAACTACCAATTGACTGAGGTCATGCCGGAGTACTTTGACGAGTTCGAGAGAATGCTCTTCCACCTTCCACTTGTAGGCTCAGCGTTCAAGAAGATCTACTATGATCCTGCATCTGATCGCCCCGTCTCCGAGTTTGTACCGGTTGATCAATTCTACGTCTCGTATAACGCCACTGATCTACGGCGGGCAGACCGGTACACCCACGTCATCTATATGACCCCACATGAGCTTCAGAAGCAGATCAT